ACTAGCTGAAGATAGACTTGTCAGAGACTTACGCATAAGACAAATGCTTAAAGTTGCTACTGCATCTACTACAGCAGGTGATGCAACAGTATCTTTGCCTTCAGATTTTGTAGCTATGAAAGATTTGCATTTACAAGGCAACCCACCACAAACAATTAAATTTTTATCTACAAGCAATTTTTTTAGAAATGCACATACTGCTGTTTCTGGATTACCTAATTTTTACACACTGCTAGGTGCAGAGTTTCAATTTGCTCCAATCCCTGACAGCGTTTACACGCTACAGATGGTTTACTTTTATCAACCAGAATATTTGAGCGACACTAATTCATCTAACCTTTGGTTAGCTAATACACCTGATTTATTGTTATACGCTGCATTAGGTGAAGCAGAACCTTATTTGATGAATGATGAAAGACTTAATACATGGGCAAGTATGTATGACAGAGGAGTTACAGCTCTACGCAAGAGTGATGATGAATCTGAATACCCTGCTCAACCACTTACTATTACTAACTCAACGAGGTAAATTATTATGGCTGAAATGTCGGACTATTTAGAAGTCGCACTTCTAAACGCAACACTTAACGGAACTGCTTTTACAGCAGTAAATAATCCATATGTATCATTACACACAGCAAACCCAACAGATGCTGGAACTGGCACAGAAGTTTCTGGTGGCTCTTACGCTAGAACTGCATCATCTTTTGCTACTGCTTCAGGCACATCAGGTTTAGTTGCTACAGATGCAGATATAACTTTTCCAACTGCAACCGCAGCTTGGGGAGCTGTAGGATGGATAGGTTTATGGGATGCTGCTAGTTCTGGAAATATGTTATACCACACAGCACTAGATGCTTCTAAAACTATTGACTCTGGTGATATATTTAAAATCACAACTGGCAACCTAACTGTAGAATTAGCGTAAGGATAAAACATGGCTCTTATCGTAAAGGATAGAGTAAAAGAAACCACTACGACAACAGGTACAGGCACAGTTACATTAGCTGGAGCAAGTACAGGTTTTCAATCTTTTGCTGCTATAGGAAATGGTAATACAACTTACTATGCTATTACAAGTGGTAACGACTATGAGGTAGGTTTAGGCACTTATACAGCTTCAGGCACAACTTTATCCAGAACAACAATATTGGAGTCAAGTAATTCTGGTTCAGCAATTACATTGTCTGGCACAAGTGATGTATTTTGTACTTACCCTGCTGAAAAAGCAGTAGTACAAGACAACACAAATACAGGTGTAGCACCACAGTTTGGTGCAACTAATGGCATCTTTGTAAATAACGACACAATAAATACAGACTATACTTTTCCTACAAACTACAATGGAATGTCTGCTGGGACAATTACAATTGCTAGTGGCATCACAGTTACTATCCCTGCGGGACAACGATGGGTGATATTATAATATGGCTACAATAATAAATGCAGATACAAGTAACGGATTAAAACTAACCTCTGATACCAGTGGTGAGATACAATTACAGAGTGCTGGAACAACAATTGCTACAGTAGATAGTACAGGTCTTACAATGGCTAGTGGTAAAAACTTGGTAACAACAGGTCCAGCGTTTAGTGCTTATGCTAATGCTGCTTTATCAATTACAGGTGGAGTACCTACAAAAATACAAATGAATACTGAAGAATTTGATACTAATTCAAATTATGATAATGTAACTAATTACCGATTTACACCAACAGTTGCTGGTTACTATCAAGTAAGTGGTAGTATTGGGGGTAGTCCTACATCTGCTGGATATTTTTTTACTATGGTATATAAAAATGGTTCAAACTATAAATCAGGTGCAAATTTTCCTATTAGTGGAACTTATGGTCCACAGTCAGTATGTTCTTCATTAGTATACTTAAATGGGTCAACAGACTATATTGAACTTTATGGTCAAGCCCAGAATACCAATTCTATTGGTGGTGCTAGCTCAATAACATTCTTTCAGGCATTCCTAGCGAGGGCAGCATAATGAATCTATACGAAAAAATTACACAATTATATCCCACATTGACTGCTGCAGATTTTATGCTATCTGGCACAATTCTTCTACAAAACGACAGCGATGGCAAAGGTGACTACATTAAAGAATGGAATCATCCTACACTAGCAAGACCAACAGATGAGGAACTAGCATAATGGCTGATATAGTATTAACAGGAAACACCTCTGGAACTATTACAGTTGCAGCACCAGCAGTAGCAGGAACAAATACACTTACACTACCTGCAAGTACAGGGACAGTACTGGATACAAATAGTAGTCTTTCTGCTCCAAATTTATCAGGTGATATTCCCATAGCTTCTTTTCCTACAGGGACTATTTTACAAGTAGTATCAAATACACCAGATACAGGTATAGTTAATAAAACTAACACAGCTTGGGGAAATCTTGATGGTGATTTAGAAACAGCTATTACTCCAAAAAATGCCTCTAGCACTTTAATATTAGAAGCTGTCTTTACATTTGGTGGTAATAATAATACAGGTATTAGTTATCAAAAGTTTTATGATATAACAAATACTGCTGATGTTAATTTAAGTGCAGCAGGTAGCAGAATATCTTGTCATGCTTGTGTAAGAAACCAAGATTATGATTCAAATGATTGTGTGATGGTAACTATGATGACAACAGTAAGTGCAGGAAGTACAACTGCTAGAACTTATGGTATATATAACAGATGTGAAAATACTACACAAACTACTTATTTTGGTAATCCTAGTAATACTTCTGTATTAGGTTATGCAAAACCTACATTTAAAATAACGGAGGTATTAGCATAATGAAAGCTATATTTGCATTATATCCTGAAGCAGTAAAAACTAAATATAAAAGTGATACCGAAATGTATGCTTGGGATAAAGACGAAAATAAAATTGAATTAAATTTAGATGCTATTAATAACTGGGTAGACCCAGAAGCATACATAGGTAAAAGATTAACTGAATATCCACCAATGGCAGATTACTTAGATGGAATTGTAAAAGGTGATGATGCTCAAGTACAAAAATATATAGATGATTGTTTAGCAGTTAAAGCTAAGTACCCAAAGGGAGATGAATAATGAGTGTAGCACTTAACGGAACTAATGGTGTTACATATAATGATGGCACTGTACAAGCATCAGCTCCTGTAGGAAGGAATCTTATCATCAATGGTAATATGAGGATAGCACAGAGGGGGACGAGTGTTACAGGATTAACAGGTACAGCATATAGTACAGTTGATAGATTTCAAACTGTAATTTCTTCATTAGGAACATGGACAGAAAGTCAGTCTACAGATGCACCTGCTGGTTTCTCTAGTTCTTTAAAATTTGAATGTACAACAGCAAATGCAAGTCCAGCCGCAGGCAGTGTAATTTTAACTAATCATAGGATTGAAGGAAATACTTTACCAAGTTTAGCATTTGGAACAGCATCTGCTAAAAGTGTTACTTTGTCATTTTGGGTTAAATCTAATAAAATAGGAACATATGCCGTAGGATTCAGAAATATAGATAATGGAAGAGCAATTGGTGGCAATTACACTATAGACTCTGCAGACACATGGGAACAAAAAACATTTACATTTGAAGGTGATACTGTCAGTGGATTTAATATAGATAATACTGTTGCAGCCACTGTTGAATGGTTTTTTGGTGCAGGTACAGATTATACTTCTGGAACAATGCCAACTACATGGGCAACTACAGTAACTGCAAATAGAGCTGCTGGTCAAACAGTCAACCTAGCAGACTCTACTTCCAATTACATTAACATAACTGGAGTTCAGCTGGAAACAGGCACTACAGCTACAGACTTTGAACACCTACAATACGGACAGCAGTTAGCATTGTGTCAGAGGTACGCAGTAGTGCTTGCAAATTCAACTTCTGGAAAATCTGGAATAACTATGTTGGGTACACGAGGTTATATTGGTTTTGGGTTAGCACACAACTCAGTAAATCCAGTTGTTTATTGTGAGCTTCCTATAATAATGCGAGCTTTACCTTCTCAAACATACAGTAGTGTTAGTCATTTTATGTTTGATAGAGGATGGGCTGCTACCGCAACTTTGACAGCATTGTCCATACAATCACTTCGTTCAAGCACAAAGTCTATTGCGCTCATTGGAACAACAAGTGGACTAAATAATGGTGATGCTGGTGCTTTTGATTTTAATAGTACTGCTGGTTGGTTGCTTTTAGATGCGGAGTTATAACTATGGAAAATAGAATGAATATTACATTAGCAAAATATATTGCTTGGGAAGGCGTTAATGATAGTGTTAACGCAACAATAGATGGAGTAGATATGTCAGTACCACTAGACACAAACAACAGACACTATGTAGAAATTCTTAAACAAGTTGATGAAGGCACAATAACAATAGCGGAGGCTGACTAATGTCAACAATTAAATCTAGCAGTGAACACCTCACCCTCAATGCCGATGGAGCAATTGAATGACACCAGAGGAAATTAAAGAACTGAATAAGCAAGCGATGAAGGAAGGCTTACAAGAGTGGTTAGATAAAAAGTTTATGGAGTTTGGGAAATGGAGTCTTAAAGGGATAACAGCAATGGTTCTCGTTGGGCTAGTTTATCTTTGGGCAGCGTCTCATGGATGGATAATCAAATGATTATGTA